GTTTCCCAGTCACGATCCATGGGGTTGTAACGACAGATGAGGAGCGTTTAGCTTTAAAGCAAAAGCTTGAGGAGGTTGTTCAGAACCACGAGAAAGAGATGTATGCTTTAGAGGTTGAGGATAGAAAAAGTGCACGCTCAATGTTTAGCGATGACAATATAATACAAAAAGCTCTTGCTATTATATTTACAGCAGCTTACTTCTTTTTATCTTACACGATGTTTGAATACTTCGTAATGAATACGCTTGAGTTGTCTGATTATGAAATAGGATTTATAAGTACAGTCTTTGGAGCTATGTCTAGTAAGGTAAATACTATAGTAGACTTTTTCTTTGGAGGTTCATCTAAGAAATAATTCCTATCTTTGTAGGAAACTAAATCTAATCAAATGGCAAATTTAACAAAAGAAGAGTTAGAGACTCTTCAAGGTTCATTAAAAGAATTCAATAAGTGCAAGATGCAGTTAGGTGAAACAGTCCTACAGCAGCACGCTCTTATAGGAAAGATGTCAGCTCTTAAAGAGCAGTCAGCACAAGAGGAAAGAAAGTTAATAGATAAATACGGTAAAGATTCTGTCATCAATATTGAGACAGGAGAAATAAAACCACCTGAAACAAAATAGTTATGCCAAAAATAAGTACATACGCAACAACAACTCCTGCACTTGATGATAAGTTAATAGGGAGTGACGCTAACGCAACGCCTGCTAACTCAACAAAAAACTTTACCCTAGGTGATACTCTAACTCTTTTTAATGGTAATGCGGTTCCTGCTTCAGCTACAGCTACAGGCGTTAAAGGTCAAATAGCTTTAGACGCAAGTCATTTGTACGTATGCACGGCTACTAATGTTTGGAAGAGAGTAGCTATAACTGCATTCTAAAGCTATGGATATTCGTAAAATATCTGTAGGCCCGGATTACAAGTCAGGCGCAATGCATTACTTAGTTGGTCAGGAGATACTAGGAGCGTCGCATAAAATACATTTAATTCAGTATGACAAACAATCTATATCCTATAAGATTTGGATACAACGTGAGGATGTTATAGTTTTGTGGAAAGAGTTTAACTCTAATATGCCAATTTCAATCGAATACAATATAAACTTTTAGAATGAGTTACGAAGACGATTTTATAAAAGACTCTGCATCTAGAGCAGAGGAGTCTAAAAAAGACACTTTAGATTCTTGGATAGTTGACCTAGAAGAAAAAGAACAGCCCGAGGCTTGCAGTATAGATGACGAGGACTGTGAAGCGTGCGGGTCATAATGAAGTCCCCATTTAATTTTATAGTAAGACCTATTGAGGGTAAGCGATATACTAACACTAAAGATATTGGTGGTATGGAGTTTATTGTTAATACTTCAGAGGAAGAGCATAAGTTTTCTAATAGGCAGGCTACGGTGGTTGAGACTCCTGTAGGATATGAAGGCCCTGTAAATATAGGCGATATACTTTTAGTTCACCACAATGTGTTTAAGTTCTACAACGACATAAAAGGTAGACGTAAGAGTGGTAAGAGTTATTTCAAGGATGATTTATTTTTTGTAGATAACGACCAATTCTATTTGTATAAAAAAGATGGAAGTTGGAATAGCCACGATAGATTTTGTTTTGTAAAACCTATAGATAAGCTAGATAGCTTTATGGATAAGGCTTGTAAGTATGAGCCTCTTATGGGTGATATGGTATATTCGAATGATTATTTAAAGTCTCAAGGCGTGCAAAATGGTGACAGGGTTTTCTTTACACCTGATAGCGAGTATGAGTTTACAATTGATGATGAGGTTCTCTATAGAGTATTTGACCATCAGATAACTATGAAGGTTTAATGTTTGGAATAATTGACCAAGTACTACCTAATCCTAAAGATTATGTAAGAGAAGTTTTAAGTAACTCTTTTGTAGATGTCTCTGATGGAGTCAATGTGTTTAAAGGAATACAGCCTAGAAGTAACGATGAGTTTGAAAAAAAAGTATTGGATATATTTACAGGTTATGAAGTAGCTTTTAATTTTATACGTCAATCTCCTTATCTTCAAGATGAGCCTAATTATTTACACAGTGATGAGATGATGGGTGATATTACAGTTCTTTTTTATTTAAACGAAAGGTACCCTGAAGGTGCGGGAACAACAGTCTATATTCCTAATGATATAAAAGTTATTGATTATAAGTTTAATAGAATGTGTTGGTTTGACTCTAAAGAATTGCATTCTAGAAATATAAAAGAAAACTTTGGAGTTGATTATGAGGCAAGATTAGTTCAAGTAATGTTTTTAAAAAAAATATAATGGACTCTACAGAGTTAAGGAAAGAAATTATAGATGCGGGTTATAAAGCTGTTAAGCAACTAATAAAGGTTGCTAAAGAGGATATTATAAAGCCTGACCCTGAGGATGATTTAGCTGCTGATAAATTAAAAAATGCAGCAGCGTCTAAGAAGTTATCTATATTCGATGCATTTGAGATACTTAAACGTATTGATAACGAGCAAGACAACTTAAACATAGAGGCTCAAGGGCCTAAGAGAACAGATACTAAACAAGGATTTGCAGAACGAAGGTCAAAATAACTTATACAGAGTAGTTGAGGATTATATTCCTAAAGGGCCACTAAAGAAAAAGAATAGCGGTAGAAGTTGGTTGTATGGATACAACGAACAATACGACTTTATAAATATATCTAAGACCGGGCAGGTAGGTGAGGTGGTAGAAATATCAGGATTAAAGATAGGATTACCTTCAAGAGCTGAATCAATACCGCAAAGACATAAAACTAAATCGCTTCAGTATTGGGAGCGAGCAGAGTTCCCAAAAGAATTACAAAAGATAAACTCAATATTTCAATGGAATGAGATGCCTGCTGCTTTCAAGGATAGGTGGGTTGACTATATTGAGACTGAGTTTGACAGAAGGGAGGACGGTTATTGGTTTATGAATAAAGGGGAGCCTACGTATATTACGGGCTCTCATTATATGTATCTGCAATGGACTAGCATTGATGTTGGTTACCCTGACTATCGTGAGGCTAACAGAATCTTTTTTATTTTTTGGGAAGCGTGTAAAGCTGATAAGCGTTCTTTTGGAATGACTTACTTAAAGATAAGACGTTCAGGTTTTTCTTTTATGGGGTCGTCAGAGGCTGTTAATACAGGTACACTAGCAAAAGATTCTAGAGTAGGTATATTATCTAAAACCGGTTCGGATGCTAAAAAGATGTTTACAGATAAGGTAGTTCCCATCAACGGTAGGCTTCCTTTCTTCTTTAAGCCGATTATGGATGGTATGGATAAACCAAAGACTGAATTAGCTTTTAGAATTCCTGCATCTAAAATTACAAAGAAGAATATGTACGACATTGAAGCTGAAGAGCTTGAAGGTTTGGATACTACAATAGATTGGAAGAATACGGATGATAACTCGTATGATGGTGAAAAGCTATTGCTTCTAGTACACGATGAAAGCGGGAAGTGGATTAAGCCAAACAACATATTAAACAATTGGCGTGTAACAAAAACTTGTCTACGTTTGGGTAGTAAGATTATTGGTAAGTGTATGATGGGTTCAACATCAAACGCATTATCTAAGGGTGGGGATAACTTTAAAAAGCTGTACGAAGATTCGAACGTAGGTAGCAGAAATGCAAACGGTCAGACTAAAAGCGGGATGTATGCATTGTTTATACCTATGGAGTGGAATATGGAAGGCTTTATAGATAGGTATGGAATGCCTGTGTTTAAAAAACCTGCAAACCCAATCGAAGGCGTGGATGGTGAAATGATTAATAATGGGGCTGTAGATTATTGGACCGCAGAGGTAGACTCTTTAAAAAGTGATGCTGACGCGTTAAATGAATTTTATAGACAATTCCCACGTACTGAGTCTCACGCATTTAGAGATGAGAGTAAGTCTTCTTTATTTAATCTAACTAAGATATATCAACAGATAGATTATAACGATTCATTAATAATGGAGCACCACGTAACACGTGGGTCATTTCATTGGAAGGATGGTCAGAAAGACACTCAAGTTATATTTAGTCCTGATACTCGAGGAAGATTCTTAGTAAGTTGGGTTCCAAATAAAAACTTACAGAATAACATCATAACAAAAAGAGGAATGAAGTATCCCGGGAATGAACACATAGGTTCGTTTGGATGTGACTCGTATGATATATCAGGAACGGTTGGAGGTAAGGGGTCTAACGGTTCTCTTCACGGGCTAACTAAGTTTAATATGGATGAAGCTCCAAGTAGTGAGTTTTTCTTAGAGTATATCGCAAGGCCTCAGACGGCTGAGATATTTTTTGAAGAGGTTCTTATGGCTTGCATATTTTATGGTATGCCAATATTATGTGAAAACAATAAACCTAGATTATTGTATCACTTTAAAAATAGAGGTTACAGAGGTTATTCAATGAACAGACCTGACAAGCAGTTTAACAAACTCTCTAGAACAGAGAAAGAGCTAGGGGGAATACCTAACTCATCTGAGGATGTTAAGCAGTCTCACGCATCTGCAATTGAATCTTACATTGAAAAGCATATCGGTTTAGATATAAATAACAACTACAGAGATTCGGACGAGATGGGTACAATGCCATTTGCTAAAACTCTAGAGGATTGGGCTAAGTTTGATATTAACAACAGAACTAAGTTTGATGCCTCTATAAGCTCAGGGCTAGCTATAATGGCAAACCAAAAGCACACCTACCTTCCGGAGCAAAAAGAGTCAAAAATAAGTATTACCTTTGGGAGATATAATAACAAGGGGTCAATCAGTGAATTTTTAAGATAGATGAAAGAGGTAAATATAAATATTACGGCTGCAGGATTTCCTAGTCAATTTGTTTCTGACGCTGAAAAAGCTACAGACGAGTTTGGATTACAGATAGGTCAAGCCATTCAGTATGAATGGTTTAAGAAAGACTCTAGCAACTGTAAGTTTTACGACCAACAAAGAGATTTTAGGAGACTACGTTTGTATGCAAGAGGCGAGCAGTCAATTGCTAAATATAAAAACGAGCTTGCTGTAGATGGAGATTTATCTTATCTTAATTTAGATTGGACTCCTGTACCTATACTCCCTAAGTTTGTAGATATCGTTGTTAACGGTATGTCTGATAGGTTGTTTAAGGTTAGTGCGTATGCTGAAGATGCTATGTCTCAAGATAAGCGTAGTAAGTTTCAGGATATGATACAAGGGCAGATGGCTGCCAAAGAAGTTCTTACGACTATACAGGAGAACACAGGTATGAATCCATTTACTATGGACCCTGATGATTTACCTGAAAATGATGAGGAGCTTTCGCTGTATATGAACCTCAACTATAAACCTGCTATTGAGATAGCAGAAGAGGAAGCTATAAATACTTTGCTTGCTGAAAATGAATACGTTGACCTACGTAAAAGATTCGACTATGACCTTACAGTAATTGGGATTGGTGTAGCAAAGCACGAGTTCCTTCCGGGTTCAGGAGTTAAAGTTAGCTATGTAGACCCTGCAAATGTAGTTTATAGCTACACTGAAGACCCTCACTTTAAAGACTGTTTTTATTGGGGAGAGATAAAGACCCTACCTATAATAGAGTTAATGAAGATAGACCCTTCTTTAACTAATGATGACCTACAGCAAATATCAAAGTATAGTCAGAGTTGGTATGACTATTATAACACAGCACAGATGTTCCAAGATAATATATTCTCTAGGGACTCTGCTACACTATTATACTTTAACTATAAGACCACAAAAAAGATTGTATACAAAAAGAAGGTGTACGATAATGGTGGTTCTAAGATGATTGAGAAAGACGACCAATTTAATCCACCACAAGAGATGATGGAGGAGGGGAAGTTTGAAAAGGTCGAAAAGACTATTGATGTGTGGTACGATGGCGTAATGGTTATGGGTACTAATATAATATTAAAGTGGGAGCTTGCTGAGAATATGGTTCGACCTAAGTCAGCTAGTCAACACGCTATACCAAACTATGTAGCTGTAGCCCCAAGAATGTATAAGGGTGTGATTGAGTCATTAGTTAGAAGGATGATTCCTTTTGCTGATTTAATTCAGATGACTCACTTAAAACTACAGCAAGTTATATCTAAGGTTGTCCCTGATGGTGTTTATATAGATGCAGACGGATTAAATGAAGTTGACTTAGGTACGGGTAATGCTTATAACCCTGAAGACGCTTTACGTTTATACTTCCAAACAGGTAGTGTAATAGGTAGAAGTTATACGCAGGATGGTGAGTACAATCAAGGTAAAGTTCCTATCCAACAGCTTACATCAAATTCGGGGGCTAGTAAAACGCAGATGCTTATAGGAAACTATAACCATTACTTAGGGATGATACGTGCGGTAACGGGGTTAAATGAAGCTAGAGATGGTTCAACTCCTGACCCTAATTCATTGGTAGGTGTACAGAAGTTAGCAGCTTTAAATTCTAATACAGCTACAAGACATATACTAGACGCAAGTTTATTTATGTACAGAAGTTTAGCTCAAGCTTTAACATATAGAGTTTCGGATATTTTAGAGTACGCAGACTTTAAAGATGAGTTCGCTAATCAGATAGGTAAATACAATGTCGGTATTCTTAAAGAGATTAATGAGTTGTATATATATGACTTTGGTATATTTATAGAGGTATCTCCTGATGAGGAGGAGCGAGCTCAATTAGAGCAGAACATACAAATGGCTCTATCTAAGGGTGATATAAATCTAGAGGATGCAATTGATATTAGAGAACTTAGAAACCTTAAGGTTGCTAATCAACTTCTTAAAGTTAAACGTATCAAGAAGCAGGAGCGTGATGAAAAGATGGCTATGCAGAAACAAGCCATTACAGCTCAGCAACAAATTAAGTCACAACAACTTGCAGCTCAAACAGCTATGCAGAAGATACAAGCTGAAACTCAAGCCAAGATGCAGATTAAGCAAGCAGAAGTTGCATTTGATATTCAGAAGATGAATAACGAGGCACAGCTTAAGGCTACCCTTATGGATAAAGAGTTTGACTTTAATATGCGTCTTAGAGATATATCTGAGAATGCATTACAGAGCAGAGAGACTCAACGTGAAGACGCAAAGAGTTCTCGTATAAGTCAACAGAATACTGAGCAGAGTAAGTTAATATCTCAAAGAAAAAACAATCTACCTCCTATGACGTTTGAATCTAATGAGGATAGCTTGGATGGTTTTGATTTGTCTGAATTTTCACCTAGATAGATATGGCTACAAAAGGAAGAACAAAAGGAAATAAGATATGCCCTGCAGGAATAGCTTGGGCTAAAAAAACTTTTGATAGATACCCTTCAGCATATGCAAATATGGCTGCAAGTAAGTATTGTAAAGACCCTAACTACGCTAAAAGCTCTAAAAAATAAAACTATGGCATTTAAGATACATATGATGTACAAAGGTAAGCAAGCTATTAAAGCCCTTACAAATAAAGACCATTTGTCTTTAAAGAAAAGAGGTTTCTCACACACAAAACCTAAGCCAAAAACAAAACCAAAGTATTAATGGGTGAGTTAAAAAAGTGGAGAGACGAGAAGTGGGTTCGTATTGGAACAGATGGTTCTATTAAGGGAGCTTGCGGTACAA